TTGATGTTTGTGGCGGTTGTCTCAGTGACTGCCGTAAACGATTTGGCGCTGGCCTGGCAGACCCTGACGCGGCAATCCTCGATTTTGGTGGCTTCCCGGCAACCGTTCTCTTCACCCGATAACCGGACGTACCAATGAATAAAACCATAATGGCAGCTATCCGGGCACATGCGCTGGATGAGTCCCCGCGCGAGTGCTGTGGCTTCGTTATTCAGTCGGGCCGTCGGCAACGCTATATCCAGGTGCCGAACAGCCACGAAAATCCAACCGAGCATTTCAGAATCGACGGCGAACACTGGGCGAACGCTGAGGATGCAGGAACCATTATCCGCGTCATCCATTCCCATCCTGGCGATGGAGCACGGCCTATCCCGTCTGACCTCGATCGCCAGCAGTGCAATAACTCCGGTGTGGTCTGGGGCATCTACGCGCCGGACTGTGATGAATACGCTGAGATCACCCCTGATGTGATCCCGCTAATTGGCCGCCCGTTCATTCTGGGCTCACACGACTGCTGGGGGCTGGTCATGGATTGGCATGCCACACAGGGTGTCATGCTGAACGATTTCCGCGTGGATTATCCGTGGTGGGAAAGCCAGTACCCGGACAACCTCTATTTCGATAACTGGGAGCGGGAAGGGTTTATCGAATGCGAACCAGGGCCAGGGTGCATGGTCATCATGCAGATCGAGTCCGACAAGTGGAACCACGCGGGGATCATCACCGAAGAGGGCGAGCTTTTGCACCACCTGTACGGCCAGCCATCCTGCATCACGCCGTATGCGCGCGGTTATTTCAAAGACAGGACGATGATCTGCGTCCGTCACAAAGAGCTACCGCAGGAGATTCAGCCATGGCGCGTTTAACCACGATTCGATTGTACGGTGTGCTGGGAGCCCGGTTTGGCCGTGTTCACAGGCTGGCGGTGCAGACATCAGCTGAAGCTGTTAAGGCGCTTTGCATCAATCTGGACGGGCTGGAAAGCTATCTTCTGAACGCTAAAAAGAATGGCATGACGTTCGCGGTGTTTCGCGGCAGGCGCAACATTGGCGCGGATGATTTTAAGAACCTGGCCGGAAGTACCGATATTCGCATAGCACCGGTGATGGAAGGGGGAAAAAAAGCAGGTTTGTTCCAGACGATACTGGGTGCTGTCATGGTTGTGGCGGGCATCGTCGTCACGGGCATGACGTTCGGTTCAGCAGGTGTCATTGGCGCGGGAATGGTCTCCGCTGGTATCGGAATGATGGCTGGTGGAATTTACCAGATGCTTTCGCCCCAGCCCAAAGGACTACAGGGGCGAGACGATCCTGACAATAAACCCTCATATGCCTTCGGTGGCTCGGTGAATACCCTTGCGATGGGTAACCCGGTCGCGCTTCTTTATGGTGAGCGCGAGATTGGCGGCGCCATCATCAGTGCCGGCATAGTCGCAGAAGACATCTGAAAACTCCTTTCTGAATATCAAGCACCCAATTGGGTGCTTTTTTTATGGACGTAATATGGAAGCGATCACTGGTGCAAAGGGTGGCAGCCAGAAACAGCACACACCCGTAGAACAGCCCGATTCGGCGCAGTCAATGGCGCGCTGTCGCATGCTGCTGGCGCTCGGAGAAGGTGAGTTTGCTGGTGGCCTGGATGCGACCCGGATATTCCTGGACGGTACGCCGTTGGGAAACCCCGACGGAACGATGAATTTTGAAAATGTGTCATGGGATTTCCGGCCTGGCACACAGACCCAGACACCAATACCGGGATTCCCTGCAGTCGAGAATGAAACTACGGTTGGGGTATCGCTGACAAAGGCCACACCATGGACCCGCGCACTGAGTAACACCCAGATTGGCGCGGTGCTGGTTCGTATTGGCATCCCTGGGTTACAGCAGCAGGAAAACGATGGGGATAACCACTACCAGGACCGCACCACGGCAGTGATGTTTCCGGAACTGGTGAGGCAGTTCAAGTTTAAGCAGACACAAATCACTGCGATCGGTTGTACGCGTGAGAGCGAGGCGCAGCGGCGTGGCGGGTGGGCGGTGTATTCCAACTCCCTTGACCGCATTATCACGCTTCAGACTGGACTTGATGGCTTTGTATTCGTGCCGGGCACCGTATTTGCGTTTGCAGATGAACGCCTGTCAGGGCGCGTTTACGGCGGGCGTATCACCGGGTATAGCGCTGGTCTTAAGGCCGTGACCACTGACCGGGGCACCAGTGCGGTGGCGGGCGATACGCTGATGATTCGCACCCAGGGCGGTACCGTTGAAAGCCGGGTGATACAGGCCGTAAATGGCACGCAGCTGATCCTGTCCACGCCGTTCACGGCGGCGCCATTACCTAATGCCGTATTCGTCATTGATGCTGGTCAGCTGCGCCTGCAGTATTTCCGGGTAACGAACCTAAAATTTGATGATGAGGAAAACACCTTCACCATTACCGGTGCGGAGTATAACGCGTCGAAATACGACGCCGTTGATAACAACGCTCGCCTCGATACTCCTCCGATAAGCCTGATTCCGACCGGGCTAGTTAACCAGCCGACCAACATCGTGGTATCGAGCTATGATGCGGTTCGCCAGGGGCAGCGCGTGGCCACGCTAACCGCCTCATGGGATGCACCAGTTGATAAAGACGGCAAACTGCAGTCGGACGTCATCGCGTACCGGGCACAGTGGAAGCGCGGAAATAACGAATGGGTAAACGTGCCTGAAACCGGGTTACGAAATATCGAAGTGCCTGGTATTTTCGAGGGCGATTACCTTGTGCGCGTCCGTGCGATTAACTCTGGGGGAGCGTCCAGCCTTTGGGCCACGTCTGCGTTGACCCATCTTACCGGCCGCACCGGTGAAGTGCCTAAACCTGTCGGACTAACTGCAACAGAGGATGTTGTATTTGGGATCAACATTACATGGGGTTTCCCCGCAGATACCGCCGACACCCTGAGCACGGAACTGCAATACAGCGCTTCAGTCGATGGGGCAAATCCAATGCTGTTGGCCGCGGTTCCGTATCCACAGAAGCTCTATCAGCAAATGGGGCTGAAAGCAGGTCAGGAATTCTGGTATCGAGCCCGGCTGGTTGACCGCATCGGGAATCAGAGCGATTGGACCGACTGGGTGCGCGGGCAGGCCAGCATCGATGTTTCCGATATCACCGATGCAATCCTGGAGGAGATTAAAGATTCTGAGGTATTCAAGGATCTGATTGAGAGTGCTGTAGAAAGTAGCGAGAAACTGGCCGAACTTTCTGATGCGATTAAGGAGAACGCCGATGGTCTGGCTGCAGCAGTAGGTTCGAATAAGCAGACAGCAGAAGCAATCATTGGCAACGCCCTGGCTATTGCTGATGTTGTTGTGCGCCAGACTGCGCAGCAGGGTGCTAACTCTGCGACATTCGAACAGCTCAGGGAGGTGATCGCCACTGAAACGGAAGCGCGAGTCACGGATGTTACCCGCCTTGAGGCAAAAACTGCGCAGAATGAAGCCGGTATTACTGATATTCGCCAGGCATTAGCGACGGAAACTGAAGCGCGCGCTTCTGCGGTAAGCCAATTGACTGCTGCCACGCAGGCCGCCTCTGATAAAGCTGATTCAGCTGCTGCTGTAGGTGCTCAGAATACAGCATCAATCACTGATCTTAGCCAGGTAGTCACGGACCTCGATTCCTCAATGGCATCACGTCTGGAAGAACTGGGTGCACAAACTGATAAGGCCAGCGGCGGTATTCAGAACAATGCTATCGCGCTGATCACCAGCACGCTCGCTCAGGTTAACCAGCGTAACCTTCTGAGCGTGCAATATGGCGATAACAAAGCCGGTATTGAGCGGGTCGATAATGTAATGGCCGATGCCAGTAAAGCTGTTGCTGAGTCGTTGCGCACCCTTGACTCCAGTGCCGGTGGAAACACCGCGAATGTCACTGATCTGTCAAAGACGCTTGCTGACTTCACACAGGCTTCGGCAACTCAGATCAATTCGCTGAAGGTCACTGTAAATGGCCAGCAGGCCGCTATTGTCCAGAATGCTCAGGTATCAGCTGACATCAACAATAACCTGAATGCGATGTACAGCATTAAGGTTGCTGTTGATGCTAACGGTCGCCAGTATGCCGCAGGCATGGGTATTGGTGTTCAGAATACTCCATCAGGAATGCAGTCGCAGGTGTTGTTCCTGGCTGACCGATTTGCGGTGATGTCTCAGGCTGGAGGGACCGTAACACTGCCGTTCGTTATCCAGAATGGGCAGACGTTTATCCGTGACACCTTCATTCAGGATGGCACTATCACCAATGCCAAGATCGGAAATGTCATTCAGTCGAATAATTACAGTGCGGGTACAGCAGGCTGGACCATCAACAAGAATGGTTCTGCTGAATTCAATAATGTCACGGTTCGTGGCGGGGTTTACGCCCAAAATGGGCAGTTTGGATTTACCAACTCAACAGG